CCGCCGCAGCTTGCTCGATGGCAGCGCGGAGATTAGCGATCACCTCCGGGCAATGAATTGTCAGTGCCTCAACGGTGCCATCGTCGGAGTCGGTGCAACCGCCTTGCAAGTCTTCCAGCAACTCCAGCGCCTGTCGCATTACCTCGATGCTCATCTCCGCCTCCACAAAAACCGCAGTGTCAGTCCATCAACGAAGTTCTTCTTGAACCGCGTCTCCGGTGCCCATGCGACATAGCCAGTAAGAATGCCGACTGCGTAGCCGATGAAGAAGGCTTCTGTCATTTCTCACCTCGTTCGCGGATAGCCGCGGCAAGGCGTCGCGCTTCCATGTCTTCTCGATTTAGATCCCCCATGAACCGTGACTCACACAACTGAGCACACGCCTCTCGCTCGGCTGCGGCGACAATCTCGCACAACTTCCAAACAGCCTCACCAGTCACAACGATCCCAGCCTCCCGCGCCATGCGGATGATGTCATCTCGGTTCATCGCTCCAACCTTCCATCTGGGTTGCCATCACCGTCAACACTGACGGAGGTAGCTGGTACTTCGTAAGTAGACCAGCGGTGACCGCAACTATCGCAGTCGCGTAGTCGCCACTTCCAGCCGAATCGAGTATCTCGCCGCGATTCTTTAACTTTGCTTTTCCAGTCTCCACACTCAGGACACACGGTTTTCCCCTGTAATGATGATCGGCACTCTGTCACCAAACCCTGCAAACGTCAGCCTCTCCAACCGACAGTAAAGCGTCCTGCGAATGATCTGCTTACCGTTGAGAGGTAACCGCTTGCCTGTCAGGTGATACTCCACAATTCCCTTGCAGTCAGCGATTAGCGACTCAACTATTTTCTGCTCGTTTGTCATGACCGTGTATTAGGGGAAACCCGCAGCTTTGCTTTCATCTCTGCCAGTGCAGCCCGACCAATGTCTGTCTGTACTTTCGGGGCTGGCAGCGCGTCATAGGTTCTGTGCTCTACTCGGTCAAAGTCTCGATACATCCGCACAAACTCTGCAAGGCTGGGTGGCCATTGCCGATCTAGTGTTGGTAGCGTGTGCAGGATGCGTTTGATGATTTCTACGTTTGCCGACTCTAGGAACAACTGCCAGGACTGATTTGCAGCCATGATTGCGTTGTCATCGTCTAGGTACATGGATTTGACCTTCTGCGCCCCGTAGAGAGTCGCAAGGTGCGCCATCATCCGTTCAGCGAGAGGGTAGGCGTCTGACATTGGCATCACCCATGTTAATGACTCGTCCAAAGATCAAATCCTCTTTCTTAGCTGGCTTCTTAGGCGCAACCCACTCAGCCTTAAATCCCTGCCAGCCACGGTCTACACACTCGTTCAGGGCTTCCTCTAGCGTGTAGCCAGCAAGATCAGCCTCTGTGCGTATCCGCTGCACAACTCTCTCAGTGACGATGGCTTTCTTCTGCTTCCGATGCGCCAAGAAGTCCTGCCAACACCCTTCTGATACGTCGTCTGGTTTCATTTGCACCTCCTGACGCAATCGTAAAGAGGTTTTGTTCTCTTGTGTAAAAAACTTTTCTATCGATTGTCCGTTAGCAATAGGTTCTGTCTAACAGTGTTTTCTCTGAGCATAGTTCCCCCAGGGTGGTAGCCCCCAGCGTAGCTGGTCTGGCTTCCTCCTCTCCCACTGCTGTCATCCTGTGACAGAGCCAGAGTACCTAGCGGCTGCGATTCATCCGTCTGTGCTTGGTCTACCACCCGTTAAGCACATACGTTATCCAGTCCCTCGCAGACAGGCTGGGAGGCTCGCAATCAGGGTGTCAGATTGGCCTGTGTTTTCTTCCGCGCAGCCCATGCAGGCTCTTGATCTCGCTCGGAGTGCGGCTGGCCGTAGAAATGAAAAAAGCCGCTATCTGCTGCCCCCCGGTAGGAACCCCCTTTCGAGGGCGAGGAGCATGAGATAGCGGCCTTACGTTGTCGGTTCCTACGCCAACAATGTCAGTCTACCTAAAAACAGTTCGTATTGCAATTGCTGCCGTAACAACAAGTTGTGCAGGTGACATACCTGCCGTTGACGAAGTAAGTGTGCGTGCTGCAAGCAGCGTAAGCAACACTAGCCACCAGAGAGAACAACAGACCTATTGCTACCTTCTTCATCTCAACCTCCTTGTATTGGAAAACACTAGAGAACCTTTTCCTACTTGACATATATCCTGCCAGTCTCGCACAGCGCAACCAACGTCTTGCGGAACGCATCCTCCCAAGCCTCCCGCCGCTCCTCTCCCGTCATCTTCGACCCCTGGTCAATAGCAAAGTGGCAGTGCTGACAGAGTGCAGCGGTAAAGCAGTCGTGCGCCTTCATCCCCATGCCCTTGCCGTATGCGCCCCAGTTGGCATGAGCAGCTTGTGTCTGACCATCCAGACCACATCGCTGGCAGGATAGAGAGGCAACAGCCTTCAACCACGCTTTGCTGCGAAACATCGCTTCATCTCCTCCTCTAGTTCTCGCCTTGCTGGCATCCCTCTGGCCTTCTCAACCTGCTCCAGATGCTCTCGGCGCTTTTTGATCGGCCATCTCAGCACAGTGACAGCCTCGCAGTGCAATGCGTACTCTCGTGACTGCAAGCCAACTACGGCGCCATTAGGGAGAGTGACGAGTCTTGCGTTGTCATGTCGTTCGCCGCACGCAAAACAGACATCTCGTCCGTCTGAGTCAACCCGTGATTGATCGCCCATGCCAGCACCTGCTCAACGTAATCGGAAAACTGTGCCTTCGTCAGCCCTGTTGTAGTCGGCTCTGCCTCCATCACCTGACCGTTGGGCAACTCCAACATCCTCCCAGGAAGATACCGAGTCTTGAAGTAAGCGTGCCAGACATCCTGATCGTGAGCCTGACCCTGCGGACGTATCTGCTCGCTGATCGCTGACAGTGTGGCCCAATAGAATGAGTTCTGGGCGCTTGTTCTGTTGGGTGGCTCTATCCGTACCACCCAGCCATGCCGAGCGGTTTTGACGGCTTCTACAGCCCTCTGGCGGGCGGTGTCGTGCGCGAGTGTAAAGATCACAGTTCCACCTCTTTCAACTGCCACCTGTTGTTTTCCTTGAACCACCCATGTAGCACCACCCGCCACCCTGACCGCAGCATCTCAGGATAAGCCTCGGCCTCCTCTATCTTGTGCCGACGAGCAGCGAGGTTCGCCTTGCTAGTCACCTGGATCGCTACCGTCTCGCCGTGACCGATTGCCAGCAGGTCAATGCAGCCCCAGAGGTCGTGCTTGCGCTTGGTGAACGAGTTGTAGTGCTCGACAAGTGCAACCTGATAGCCTCGCTCTACAAGCACAGATTTCGACCTAGCAGTCAGGCTAGACATTTTCGATCTGCACGATTTCGATGTTCTTGTACTGCGGACACAAGTCTCCCAGCTTGACCACCCCGCCCGTCAACTCCTGTATCTGCAGGGCTCGCTTGATCGGCACCCCTCTGGTTTTCCACCCGTTCACTGCCTGCTTGCTGACCTGCAACTGCTCACACAGCTTCCCCTTCGTGCCCACCAAGGCAGCGGCTAGGTTGATCGCGTCATTCGGTGTCATCGCAACCTCAAATTGTAAAAGTTGTAAAAAATGGAACGCTCTGCTTGACCTCTGGTGTAGTCTACTGTACTATTCTTTCACCGTCAACAAACAACAACCGAGGCACAAATGGACTTGTACTGGATTCGTGAGGACAACTTCAACGACAGTCTCGAGCGTCAGCAAGAGCAGGAGAGCGACGAAATCGCCTGCTGGCTCGACTCGGCGTCAGTCAAGGAAATCATCCAGGTCTGGGGCGATCTTGACGTTCACACCGACCTGACGACAGACGACATCATCTCGATGGTCTGGAACGGTGAGGATGCGAAAGCATGGCTTAAGCAGCGCATTCAGGAACTGGCAGAGCGGCAGTTCGATACCTGGAAGCAGTCCTCCAAACTCGCATACAAGGCTTGCAAATGAAACACCTCGCAATCATCGCAGCAGGAGTAGTCCTCGGCATCACAGCAGTCGATTGGAGTATCGGTTCAACCTCAACCATCGGAGACCTTGTTTGGCAACTCATCTCACGGATCTAGACTTCAAGTGGACTCCCGGCGTCGCTACAGATGTACAGCAAACGTGGCGACGATTCGGGTGGACACCACCGAGCGAACAGGAACAATACCTAACCAAGTGGCAGAAATATCGAGGGACATATGAAACAGATCGCATCATCGTTGGTCAAGGCGCAGAAGGCTTTCGGGCCTGCGTTGAAATCCTCCACAAACCCGCACTTCAAAAGCAGATACGCTGATCTCGCAGCCTGCGTAGAAGCTGTCATTGACGGGCTGAACGGGAACGGCATCATGCTTATGCAGCAGACGCACGAGTGCGAGGACGGGGTGATCGTAGAAACCGTATTCGTTCACGAGTCTGGCGAAACATTGTCGGCCGGTAAGCTCCACGTTCCTGCTGCAAAGCAAGACCCGCAGGGCTACGGATCGGCCCTGACCTACGCTCGCAGGTACAGTCTGATGGCAGCTTGTGGTATCGCTCCAGAGGACGATGACGGTAACGCCGCGGCAAAACGCCCAACACTCGACCCAGCACCGTACATCAACCAGTTGATGAAATGCGCGACGTTGGATGAACTCAAAACGATCTACGGTCATGCCTACAAAGCACATCAAGGGACGGAGGCAATGAACCTGATCGAAGCAGCTAAGAACAAACGCAAAAACGAACTCATGGAGGTGAAATGATGCAACCAGCAATTCT